CCCACGGCCGGTTACACGCCTGCGGAGGCTCTCGCTGTGTGGGTGGGCTTCAAAACCCAGCTCGCAGCGTCTTCGGACGCCCTCATCGTCAAGCTTCTCGGAGGCGAGTCCTAAGGGACTCGTTTTTCGATTGGCTGGCGACATGATGACGCCACTAGGTTAGTGGCTAACAGGAAATGGCCTCCCGCCGAAAGGCGGGGACCGCCTGGTACACCACGTCCTTCACGTAGGGATATTCCTTACGGAAGGCGGCGCACGGACCTTGATCCCGACCACGTCGTAACCCGAAGGGTTGCAGCGTTAATCGTGATTGTGGTTAATGCGCTCTATCTAGTGGGTGAATCCATAATTTTCGGTCACAATGTGTGCCCGTAATTTGGATGTGAACTACACTAGTGTGAACGTAGTCTTTTGTCCTGCCGCTCCTTTTGAGCGTGCAGTCCTTCAGATTACGATTCGTCCAGCTAAGTCGTTGGACGAAAAGGAGCATGCTGCATTTCATGATTTCCTTACCGCTGTAGAGCGGTTTCAGGAATCAGTCCTGTAGCAAATTCATCTCACACTGGTGAGGTGTTTCTTTAAACCATCGGGTAAAATCCCGAGAAAGGAAGGCTGTTGTGAACAGAATCCCGATCGGGATCAACCCCGACGTCCTCGACCGTATGGTCAGGGACTCGAGCGACATTGCGTCGTTCGAAGAGGCCATGGAGGTCTGGGCGGTGTCCTATAAGGACATTGCCAAGGACCTCCGCGGCTACTCGTATCTCTGCCGTCACTTTGACGAGCGGGGACTCTCCGTGCTCAGCGAAAAGCTGTGCCGGGAGACGAGTATCATCCACTTGCGAGGGAATACCTCGTTCGTGGATTGCCTCTAGGGTTAGAAGTAACACCACGGTACCGCGACGTAGGCTATGGATACCTTCCCTCTATTAGGAGGTGGTATGAAAAGCCTGACGTCACTCTGGTCCTGTACGGCTAATGAAATGGCCGTACGATGCTGCACTAGCGCCACTCTC